GCTTCAAGTGATTATATCTATGGGACAAACTATCAATTTTGTCACGGTTATTTGAGTAAAGACTTGGACTTAACACAAGAAAAAATTGTTCAAGCGATGGGTAGAATAGGTCGAAATAATATACAACAAAACTATACATTACGTTTTAGAGATGATACACAAATTTTGAAATTATTTACTTCTGAAACTGAAAAACCTGAAATTATTAATATGAATAAACTATTTAATAGTAAGAAGGTGAAATTAGTGGATAATAAATATATAGAAATTGATGATGATATTGAATCTGATTATAATGTAGATTCTGATAGCGAAACTGAATCAGACAATGAAGATATGGAAGAAGCATAAAACATAAGAATAAATTTATTACATTGTTTCTTTTATTATTGTGTTAATAGTATATAAATAACTAACTACAACTCATCTACATAATACATAATATAGAATATTACACAAAAAATATATTATATATTATACAATATATTTTTTATTTAACAATATATAAATGGAAAAAATTATTACAAATCAGCCTCTAAATGAAATGGAAAAAATAGAAAAAAAAATAGATGAAAAAGATGTTAAAGCATTAAGTAATAATAATGTAGACGTAGAGATTGAACCTGATGTGAAATCAAATAATGTAAATTTACATATGTGTTCTTGTTCTATTGTTTTGAATTGTTTCTCGTCAAATAAACATGAACTTTAATTTTATTGTAATACACGAATATAAAAGGCCAAGTTTGTGTATACGCCATTGTATTTTTCTCTTACAGTTGTATAAAAATCACAAACTAATGCAGGAGCATCTTCCGCTCTTATTCCGGGAATATTTTGCCCGACTTCCACAATTTCTATTTCTAGATTTCTATCAATATTAAAATTTTCATATGCTATATATTTTCCGGTTTCAATTAAATTTGCTATACATATATTGGTAGCAATATTAAATTGCCCGTTTTGACCAGTATGAGCAACCTTGAAGTATACATCCGCAACATCAGTATTATTATTATTATTATTATTTGTGTTCATTTTGAATCGTGATTGTTATTATAGTATACTATTTATAATTTAGTATTTATCATTTCAATTTTTTTTACATGTTTACTTAATAATAGGATTGATAAAACTACACACTTCTTTAACTACATTTAAATCACCTAAATAATGATTAATATGTTCATTGAACTCATCATTATTTATTTCTCTTCCAATACCTTCCAAAACCATTAAATAATCTATACGCGATTCTACATAATTTATTTGTCTATATCTTGTAGTTCCATCATAATCCAAACTATTTGATATTTCTATACCTTTATCATTAATAAAATAATCGTATCTGCCGCCATTGTCACCATATCCGTAACATTGACTTCGTATATATCTTCCCAAACTTTTTTCTGTGTCAGGAATAATTGTTCCAACTTCGTCACATTTACCTAGAGGTATGTTTGGTTTACGTGTGGATTTAACCCGTAATGTTTCGTAATATACACCTACTACGAATTTTTTTTCAGATTGAAAGAAATTGTATTGCATATGTTTTATGATAAACTATTTATTATTTTAAGTATATTTTACTATATTTTACTATATTTTAGTAATCATTTTTTTTATATATGAAAATAAAAATCAAAAATTATTACGCATTAAATAAAAAATTGAAATAGTTTTATTTAATATGATAAAAATAAAACTATACATATGGCTGACACACAATTTACAAATATCCAACGAAGACTTATGAATTTGTATGAAAATGGGCATCTAATGGAAAAACACCAGTTAGAGAGAGCTATCGATGGATTAATTGGAGCTACAACGCAAATGGTGAAGTTGCGGAATTTAGAAACAACTTTACCTCAAGAAATAAAAAACACAGAAAACTTGGAAAAAAATTGGAATCATAATCGGTAATAAAAAATTATTGTCTGCCTCTTCCTCTTCCCATAGTTCTACCTCTTCCTCTTCCTCTACCTCTTCTTCTACTTATAGTTCTTCCTCTTCCCATAGTTCTTCTTCCTCTACTTCTTTTTATACCTCCATAATAATTATCATCTGGAGCAGCAATAGGAGCAGCAATAGGAGTAGCAGATACAATACTATTTGACGTAAATTTTTTTACACCCTGGTTTGGTATATTAAAAGCATATTCAAACCCAACTCCATCAGGTTTTATACCAATTAATGAACCAGTATAGCTTTGTATTTGTCCTGTTCTTTTTGCGGTAAAACTATAATATTGACGAGTTTGCAATGGTTGTCCAGTTGTGTCAAGTTTGGGTCCAGCGGCACGCACTGGCTGCATTCGGTTATTTTGCTGATACTGCATATATATTACAATAATATTTTTTATAATGGCTAACTAAAAATATTCCTAAATTATTCAAATGAAATTTTAGACTTTTGAACATTTTTATAAATATTGTTTTTTTTATAAAAATGTGTATTATAAACGATAAAAATTATTCAATATATTCACATTCAAATATTTCTTTCATGTAACGGATACTACTTGATTCTACTAATAATCCATTTGCGTAAATTCCGTAATTATTATATGGCTCAACGTTTTGGAGTTAGTCTTGAAGATAACTCTGGCACAGTAAGAATTAATGTACCTGTCATTCTTGCTTAACTAAAGTTAAGTAAGCAGAAGTTATTTATAACTAAACATTAATAAAATATATTTTTTACACCTTTTAACATTTCAAACGCCAGGTTTAAGTGAGATAATTAAGTATTTTCAAAAAACTTAAATGTATATAATGTAATATATTATAAATGAATTATCCATATCATATTCAAAAACAGTTAGATGATGGTAATTATCACGAACAATGCACGCTTTGTTGTTGCATTCCACTATATTTCTTTAATTATGGGTTTAAATTAGGATTTTACCAAAATAATACGTATTATAGTCAAGCATTATGGTGTGGAGTTTATAATTGTAAATACAATAAATAATAAAATCGATAATCAGGATAATAAGCGTTTGAAATGTTAAAAGGTGTAAATTGAAAGAAAGGATTTATTTAATATTAAAAATATATTAAATAAAACTTGTTTTTATTATATATTGAATGCTTCGAAAAGTAAAGTGCAGAAATTGTAAAGAACTCAAACCTGAAAAGGGAACTTTAAAATGTTATAATTGTAATGTTTCAGGCTGCGATAAATGTATACAGACGGTTTGTTGCGATTGTTCGGAGAGAATGTGTAGTAATTGTAGCGGAACTGGCGAACCAAATTGTGGTTGTTATGGAAATTGTAGCTCGTGTGGAACAGATGTCAACAGAGGTTCTGATGGTTGGCCTTGTCATAAATGTAAAAAATGGTATTGTTCAGTTTGCAGACATATTTCCAAGTGTAAGGAATGTAGGATTAATGATGATTAATTGAATACAATATAGTTTATCACTCTAACAACAAGTCATAAAAATTTTTAATAGCATTGCGTCTGTCTTTTTTTGTAGCTTTTGGATTATTCTTAATAAATTCACTATATGGTATTATTTTTGGAAGTTCAACATTAGTTAACGTAATAGTATATTGTTTTGGTTTTGCTGTTTCAAACAAAAAATTAGGAACTGAATTGCTTTTAACTAGCATTTATATATTGTTATGGAAATAATTTTTAAAATTGAATTAAATATATATAAAACTATATCCATTAACTATATAGTTTTATGACCGCAAAAATACGATACGATTATGAATTCTTACAACAATTTTGTAAAAAGAATGGGATTCATTTGACAAATGATTATTCTTTGGAGAAAGTTAATCGGGGCACTATTATTGAAGCGAAATGTTTGACTGAAGGTTGTGAAGATATTTGTAGTAAAAAATTTCAAAGTTGCGTTAATCATGGAGGGTTTTTTTGTAAAAAATGCACTAAAAATAATAGTGTTATTAAAAATAAACAAATATTTTTCAACAAATATGGAGTTGAACATCCTTCACAATCTTCAATAATTAAAGAAAAAACCAAACAAACATGTTTAAATAAATATGGTGTAGAATATACACTACAATCAAAAGAATTAAAAGAAAAATCAAAACAAACATTTTTAGAAAAATACGGAGTTGAACATAATTCACAAACGCAACATTATAAAGATAAATGTAAAAAAACATGTTTAGACAAATATGGTGTTGAAAATCCATTTCAAAATGAAGAAGTAAAAGAAAAAATAAAAAAAACTAATTTGGAAAAATACGGAGTAGAAAATCCATCTCAAAATGAAGAAGTAAAAGAAAAATTAAAAGCTACTACTCTTGAAAAATATGGCGTAGAATATCCATTACAAAATAAAGAAATAAAAGAAAAAATTAAACAAACTTGTTTAAACAAATATGGTGTTGAACATCAATCAAAATCACAAATAGTAAAAGATAAATGTAAAAAAACATTTTTAGAAAAATATGGCGTTGAATGTTCATTACAATCACAAGAAGTAAAAGATAAAATAAAAGCTACTAATTTAGAAAAATACGGAACAGAATTTCCGATGCAGAATGCCGAAGTATCAGAAAAGGCATCTAAAAACGCACACAAAGCTTATGATTTTACTTTCCCATCTGGAAGAATAGAGAGAATACAAGGATACGAACATTTTATGCTTAATGATTTATTACAAAAAGACGGCATTTCGGAAGATGATATTGTAGTTAAAAGAAGCGAAGTGCCTTCTGTTTGGTATGAAGATACAAATGGAAAAAAAAGGCGATATTTTGTTGATTGCTTTATCAACTCGCAAAATCGTTGCATAGAAGCGAAATCCACCTGGACGGCAGCCAAGAAAAAAGATTGTATTTATTTAAAGCAACAGGCGTTAAAAGATGATGGTTATAAATGTGAGATTTGGATTTATGATGGTAATGGGAAATTGGTAGAGAAAATTTATTAGTTATTGCTTTTGTTGCAACAAAAGCAATATTACAACACACTTTCACCTTCATATTTTTCTTTGATTTTTTCATTTAATTTTTCTAATTGTTCTTCCAAGTCATATTCTTCAGGTAAAACCATTTTTAAACCTAAACGCTTACCATCTACTCTTTTTTCAAATACTAAATGTGGTTTTTCCCTATTAATAACTAAAGAAACATATTTTGGTAAATTAATTTCATTTTTTACAGGATAAATATCATTTTCCAAATCATCTACTACTTTATTAGCTTGTTCTAATTTTTCTTTAATGGATATTTTGTTTGATTTAGTTGTGCACCAAGGTTTATCTAATTTTGGATGTTCAACACGAAAAAATTCACGCTCCTTTGTTTTTGCGTTGTCATAAAATTCACGATTATAATATACATACTTTTTAAACATTTCATAAGTTATGCCATCTGGTAAATCTTTCTTACTACTTCTTTCGCGTTTTGTTCCTGATAAAATGCCTTTAGTATTTGTTTGTTGTTCATTTTGTGTGGCTATACGTAAATTTTCAATTGTATTATTTAGAGGATTTCTATCAATATGATCTACGCTAATATTTTTTGTTCCTTTACCGTTTCCATAGTAATTAGTTATTATTTGATGAATGTAATAGCATTTTTGATCTTCTAACGTATATGTAGTATGTGTTTGAATATATCCATTTGAAGCTTTATACCATGTTAACTTTTTATTATTATTATTTTTTCTTTCAAATTCTAATATTTTGTTATAACTTTCAGGACATAATTTACATAATGTATTTTTTTCACAATACATTAATAAATACTCCTTTTCATTTTCTTTAATTTTCCACAAACAATTTTTAATTTTATAAGCTTGTTGACCTAATGTTGAATAATGACCTTGAATATATTCAATTATATTATATTTATTTACTATTTCATCATATATTTTTGGATAACAAACAATATTTTCTCTTCTTAAATCATATTTATTATTATTTTTAAAAGAATATATATTATCAGTATAATTGAAATTATATAAATGCTCTAAAATATTTATTTCCTTATTATTTTCTTTATAATATGGATATAAATGATTTATGTCAAGTTTAAATGTTTTATTTAAATCATCTCTAATTTCAATATAATCTTCAACATCAAGAATAAATTCATACTTTCCATAATTAAGAAAGTGATAATCACAATTAACACAAAATGAAGGTTTATTTCTTAAACGTTCATTAACATTTATGCTAGTTTCTAGCTGGTTCATATTATAATTATATAATATGAAATCTCTTTAAGTTATTTTTGTGAATAATATACAAATAAATATAATTCTTTAGTTACTATACGCGAGGCCACCCATGCCACTCATAATTCTCAACACGTTATAGTTGGTGGCATACACACGGACCTTGGCAGTCTTGGTGCCTTCAACAGTGGCGTTAGACAAGACCAATTGAAGTGTGGCGTTATCAATTCTGGAGAAGTTGCATGTGCCGCTTGGTTGGTGCTCTTCAGGGCGGAGAGCAAAGGAGTACACGTTGATACCTTCATCAGGGTTTCTGGTGTGGGCTTGGTAAGGTTGGACCCAAGAGAAGTAGGAACCTTCGCGCTCAGAGAAGCGGTCTTGTCCGTTCAATTGGAGTTTGGCAGTCACAACAGGGTTCATTCCCCAACAGTGCATGTCCAAAGAGGTTTCGGAGAGCACGAAAGTTCCGGCATCGGAGACACCAGAGTTGTCAAGGTGAGGAGCAGAGGTTCCAGAAGCGAGAGCTTGGGCAACAGAAGCAGGAAGACCAGCAGTGTTCAAAGGAACTTGGTCACCGCCAAGGTTGACCTCATTGTAAGGGTTGGATGGTCCATGCCAGTATCCAGTGAATCCCTCACCAGGGATGTAGTCAAGAGCTCCGGCGTCTTGGAACAATCCACGAGCATCGATGTAAGCACGAGAATCTTGGGCAACGGCAGCAGGGCCTCCGAAAGCATGAATAGCGTTGGGAAGAGCATCAATGGCATCAGTGTAGTTGAAGGGTTGGGCACCGAGAACCTTGAACAAAAGAGCATCACAAGTCAAGGAAGAGCAGTAATCGACGTTTTGATCAGGTTGGACAACCCAGATAAGCTCCTTCACAGGGTGGTTGAAGTTAAGCTTAATCTTGTTCGAGGATGAACCGACGGACTCATCACCTGTGAATTGGAGCTGTGTGATCAAGTATTCGTGGGGATTTTGTGCCATTCTGCGGCGTTCATCAGTGTCCAAGAAGACGTAGTCAACATACAAAGAGGCAGCAACCAAAGATTGATTGTAGGCAATGGTGGCAGGAACAGGGCGTCCAACGGTGTATTGGGCGGCGGAGTTGTTTTGCCAAGGTTGGTTTTGGCAGTTCAAAGTAGTAACAGCCCACAAGCACTCATCAATTGGACGAATATCAAGGTTGATCTTGACCTCGTGGTATTGAAGAGCGATCAAAGGAAGGGCAAGACCAGGGTTGGTGCAAAACCAGAATTGGAGAGGCACGTACAAAGTGGTCTCAGGAAGAGCGTTACGAGGAGCGCAAACTTGACGAGGAGCCAAGGAAGAACAAGGGGATTCAACATCAGAGAAAGAAGGATCAGTGATGAAGGTAAGTTGAGTGGTGTTACCAATCATGTTGTAATAACCGCGAATTTGCTCAGAAGTCATTGTAAGTTGGTTCCAGATGTGCATCCAGTCGCCATATTGACGGTCGATTCTTTGACCACCGATTTCAACCTCCACTTGAGCGATAAGTTGCTCACCGGGGAAATCCAACCAACGGGCATAGACACCGGTGTTTTGGCCGGTTGTGTAGTTTCCAAGACCCATAAGTTGGTTGATCTCAGGAAGTGTGACTTGAAGATAAGTGCGGTAAGCAAGATCTCCGTTTCTGGAGATCACACATTGGACTCTGCGTCCAAAATCGGCTTGACCGTTGAAAGTTTGCTCAATTGATTCAATAGCAAAGTTTGTGTATCTGCGATAAGTAACTTTCCAAAAAGTAATTTGAGGATTACCAGTAAGGTAAACATCTTGTGCGCCATAGGCTACGAGTTGCATTAATCCACCTCCCATATTTATAGATATGCTAAAGAAAAAAATATTTTGAAATTTAATTTAATTAAAATTAATTAAAATTAATTAATACCGATTTTTATATGTTTAATTTAAAATTTGAATTTATTTGTTATCAAAACAACTTATAAAATAAATATATATTATATTAATGTTATCACAAAATAATAAAACAGATATATTTATTTCTAAAGCAAAAAAAATTCATGGTGAAAAATATGACTATTCAAAAGTTGAATACATTAATGCTAAAACAAAAATTATAATAATATGTAAATTTCATGGTGAATTTAATCAAACACCATCAAATCATTTAAGTAGTTATAATTGTCAAAAATGTTCAAATAATTTTAAGTTAACTACTCAAACTTTTATTGAAAATGCTAAACAAATACACGGAGATAGATACGATTATTCTAAAGTTGAATATATTAATTCTGATACACAAGTTTTAATAATATGTAAAGAACATGGTGTTTTTAATCAAATACCAGATTTTCATGTAAATAGAAAATCTGGATGCCCTAAATGTTGTAATAATGTTAAATTCAATTTATTAGAATTTATTGACAAAGCAAATCAAATACATAACAATAAATATGATTATTCAATGGTTGAATATAGTAATAATAGAAAACATATAACTATAATATGCAAAACACACGGAGAATTTATACAAAAGCCATTCGTTCACCTTTTAAGGCATGGTTGTCCTAGTTGTATTAATAAAACCGAATTTAAATTTTATGAAAAAATTAAAGAAATTTATCCAACAGTTAAAAGACAATATAAGGTTGAATGGTGTAAAAATAAATTATATTTACCATTTGATTTTGTTATTGAAGACTTGAATATTATTATAGAACTTGATGGAGAACAACATTTTAAACAAATTTCTAATTGGACTTCACCAGAAATTCAAATAGAAAAGGATAAATATAAATTAAAATGTGCTAATGAAAATGGATTTTCTGTTATACGTTTATTACAACATGACGTATCAAAAGACAATTTCGACTGGATTGAAGAAGTAAAATGTAGTGTTTCAAAAATCATAAATGAGAGAAAAAAACAAAATCTATTTATTTGTAAAAAGAATGAATATATACATTTTTATTAGTTCAGGAAAAAAATTTATTTAAGTCTAAGTTAGTCTTCATAAATTTCAATAAATATGAATCTTCTAGAACCTCCTTTTTATTTTCGTGCTTTTTATAGAAAACATATGAGTCGTTCTGCTTTTTTACAGACCATCCCTGCTCAATTGAATTATAAAGTAAAAGCATTTTTTGAAATTTAATAGAATCAATTTTTATATCATTTTCTAAATCTTTTAAAGAATCCAAATTTATCTTAATATCCATTAATTAGATTATAGAAAAGTAATAAACAAAAATAACTATTTCTCTTATCTTTTAGCATTTAGTATTTATTAGTTAACGAATTCATATTAATTTATGTTTTTACACTTTTCCTAAAATATATGCATTTCAAATATATAACATGTTAACTCTAAATTTATTTAAAATATTATTTAAAATATTATTTAAAATATATTTTTCCTTTATTAATAATTAAATAAATATTAATTATAATATTTAAAAAGAGTGATGCCTAGTTTTAAACCAAAATCTGCAAAAAAAATAAAATTTAATAAAAAATCCTCTGTGACTCTTGACATAAAACACAAGGAATTCTTAAATGAATTCTCCAAAGATGAAAATAATAAAATTCCTGAATTAAAAATGGAAAGGCAAGAATTGAGAGAAAAATTAAATGGAGAAAAAAATACAATAACACTTGAACAAAAACTAGATATTGAAGATCAAATAAAAGAAATCACTGATACGATTAAATGTATGAAAATAAAAAAAAAAGAATATTTTTTAGATAATTCTCAATGTATTTTTGAATATTTTGAAAATAAAAAAGGGATTTCTAATGGAAATACTAGTTCTACTATTTCAAATAAAAATAAGCTTTTAAATAATTTTTTTAAAATTAAAAAGGAAGATACCGAAGACCTTAAAACAGAAAATAAAAATAACAATATTGTTCAAAAATATTTGAGTAAAATTGATGATACATTCTTAGACGTTAGTTCATTTATATCTCCTATTGATATTTGTAAATTTTGCCAAAAAGGAGAATTAATACCGCTCGAAGATGAGGGAATTTTAGTTTGTAACGTTTGTTCAAGAACTATATCTTATTTAATTGAAAATGAAAAACCTTCTTATAAAGAACCACCTAAAGAAGTATGTTTTTACGCTTATAAAAGAATTAATCATTTTAAAGAAATATTAGCACAATTTCAAGGAAAAGAAACAACTCAAATACCTTTAGATGTAATTGAAAATATTAAATTACAAATCAAAAAAGAGAGAATAGATTTGTCACAAATTACAAATTTAAAAACCAAAGAAATTCTTAAAAAACTAGGCTATAATAAATATTATGAACACATACCATTTATTAAAGATAAATTAGGAATTAAACCTCCAATAATGTCTCCTGAATTAGAAGAAACATTATGCAATCTTTTTATTGAATTGCAATCGCCATATTCTAAATATTGTCCAGATGATAGGGTTAATTTTTTAAATTATTATTATACTGCTTATAAGCTTTGTGAGCTTTTGGGTGAAGAACAATATTTACAACATTTTCCAATGTTAAAAGATCCTGAAAAAAGAATGGAACAAGATGAAATATGGAAAAAAATATGTGTTGACTTAGATTGGGAATTTATACCTACTATTTAACTTATTTTGCATTATATGGAAATAATTTAAGTAAATTAGTATTGTAAATATTATAATTTGGGTCATTACAATTAGAACCATATCCGTTACCATATACTGTAGTACCGCCTTTTATTTTATACATACTCTTTATACTCTTTCTACCTTTTCTACTCTTTTTATTTTTTCTACTTTTAAGTTTTTTTCTTTTTGTAGATCTTTTACCACCAAACGAATCATCTGCACCAAATGATTCATCTGCAAATGAAGTATTTCCTGTTTCATTTAGATCCATATTATGAATATTATTTTGATTTTGAGGAATATTATTTAATCCATTATCATTGTTGGCGTCGCCTTGTAAATCCTCTAAATTAAGAGGCGCCATTTCTTCATCTCCCATATCCTGTCCCATATTTCCATTTCCATTCAAACTTTCAGCTATATTTATAATTAATTGATGCGAATTATTATGATAATACGCGATAGCCTGAGTAATTATATCCAAAGGAATATGTAATTCATTTAAACGATCGATTTCCTGTTCATTAAATCCTTGGCCTCGTAAAGTGTCTTTTTCTTGTTCTGTTAATTCACCGCCTTTCATATTTTTTCTACTTTTATATGCTCTTTTAGTTTTTTTAATATAATATTTTTTAGATTTTGACATATATATATAAAATGATTATATTTTTATAAAATTCAATTGTTTTTTCATTTCTAATATTTTAAATTTTTTATTATTTATTTTATCTAAAACAATTTTTTTATCATTTTCATTTTTTATAAATTTATAATATTTTTCTAGTTCGTCTATTTGAATAGCAATTTCTTCAATTTTTTCTTCCATTTTATAAAAAATATCATCAACACATATGATATGTGTCTTTTTAAAATAATCGGGATAATCAAAATAACATAACAAACCTATTATTTTAAAACTGTCAAAAGGTATTTCCATATTTAAATAATTAATGTATAATTATTTAAATTAATTTATAAAATTAAAAACCGCCTGGGAAACGCACGAGATTTGCACCAATACCAAATCCGGCTCCACTTCTAGCTGTTGATCCCATAGATGGGACATATGTATCAAGAATGCTAAATGTGGCAGCAGCAGTTAAAGCAATCAATATAATTTCTTCAAAATTCAAGGAACGTTTAGGAATAGCAAAAGCAGCAAGAGCAACCATTAAACCTTCAACAAGATACTTGATAATTCTCTTAACAAGTTCAGCAACGTTAATTAAACTGTTCATTATATTAAATAATAAGAAAAAAATATATTATGCGATAAAAAACTTAAAATTAAATAAGTAAATTAATTAATATGGAACGTTCTAAAGATAAAAATTCCAAGAAGTCTAGTTTTGAAAGAAAACAAGTAAATGGTAAAAATAATCCTAAATATGTTGATTTGCTTGAAGAAGATAAACCTATTGCTGGACAAAAATTCGTATGTGTTTCGTTTGTTTCCCCTGAAAATATATTAAAACAGAAAAACGTATTCTTTTTTGAAGAATTCCTAAAGAAGTGGGAATTTAATAAATCTATGGAAAAATTTGTGCAATTCCTAAATTTTGTTTCTTATAAATACAATGTTTCTTTTGAGGATGTTTCCAATGATTTTAAAGATTTTGTGAAAGAAGAAAAAGATACACTTGCTAAAACCACAATGGAAGATGATTATAAAACTTTTATTGACACACGTGAAGAAGAGCTTGAGAAAGAATTTAATCGTCTTCATAATTTTCAAACATCTACACGAGGACTAAAAATCAGAGGTTCTTATCCATCTATTGAAGAAGCCGAATTAAGATGTAAGATGTTAAGAGAAATTGACCCGAATCATGATATTATGGTTGGGCCAGTTGGTATGTGGATGCCGTGGGAACCGGAAGCTTATAAGACTGGACGTATAGAATATATGGAAGAGGAATTAAATCAATTGATGCACGAGAAGACCAAGAATGAATCGAACGCTAAAACCGCTTTTGACCAACGTATTAAAGAAACCAAAAAGAAGGCTATTGAAGAAAACATTAAGAATGCTGAAAAATCTGGTAATACATTGTCTCAATCTATCGATGAACAAGGAAACCTTATTGGTGTAAATAATGCCAGCACACACGAGTTCGCTTTGAAGGAGCAAGAAAACATTTCTACTGCGGATATTTGTATGGAATTATTTGACGGAGAGAATGTAGTTGTGGGCAAGACAGATTACGGACAAAGCCAATTGTTAAGTGGTCCATTCGCAACACAAAATATCGTTTTAGAGGAGGTTGATTAAATAAAAATATTATTTATGATATAATAATATTTTTTACTTTTATTTATAAAATATTTTACCACTTATTCGCCTTCTTGACACTGATTTTAGGTCCTGCTCCGCGTTTTTTTATATTATTTGGGTCGTATTTTTCATCTTCATCATCGTCATTTAGATTTTTAGACAATTCCCAGAATTCTTTCGAACCTAAACGGAAGTCATTGTGGTTATCAGCTTTATACCAAAAGACTTGGTCATGTAACTTGTTGGATTTTGAGTTATTATTAATCACCAAACACTCATAATTTTCCGTACATTGGTCCATCACTTGACAAAAGCTCTCAAATGTGGGGAACATTCCAGCATAATTTTCGTAAATGCGTCTTCTATTTGCTATATAATTTTCTCTTAAAATGAAGACGTAATCAATGTTGGTTCTAAGGGTTGGAGGTATGCCTAATGGATATTGCATTGTGATGACTAACATTACCTTCCAATGTCTCCCGTTCATAAATAAAAGTCTCATCATTTTATCACGAGCCCACGTATTGTCATACAAACAATCATCTAATATAACAAACGCTCTGGGGTCAATTGTGCTGCGTTTATATGTTTCCATTTCTTTTTTAATTTGCTTTAAAACGGTGCGTTGTCTTTTAAGTATATTTTCAATAATAGCTGTATTGTATTCATTATGCACAAACAATTTTGGAACCATTTTGCCATAAAATCCATTTCCTTCTTCTGTTCCTGAAATAACGGTTCCTATAGGTATTTCTTGTTGATAGTATAATAAATCTCTAACCAAAAAAGACTTGCCTGTATCTCTCTTTCCAATTAAAACTACAACAGGACCTTTATTTTCATTTGGCTTAAAGCTTATACTTTTCATATCAAACTTTTTAAGTTCTAAAGTCATTATTATTAGTTTTAGAAATTATTATTTTATTGATTTTACGCAATATTATATTGATAATAATTATTAAATAACATTAAATAACATTAAATAACATTAAATAACATTAAATAATAATAATAAGTTAAAAAGACGTATAATTTATATATTAATTACGTAATAATGATAAACCTAAATTATCAGAAAAGAAAAAACACTGAACTTTTTAAAAGTTTAGAAAACTCAAACTCTATTTTTCTCTCCAATACCCAAAATTATATACCAATTTATAATAAATTTTTCTCATTGAATGATAACAATTATAATAGTGTTAACTTGAATCACAAATGGTATATTTCAGGTGTTAATGAACAAAATCAATATAACAATAATTTATTTACTTGTCGTGTTAAAAATATAAATAATAATAAAGTAAAAGACAAGGAGGTTTTTTTTAAAATGGCTCCGTTATTAGACCCTTATAAATATTTAATTGGAAAGTACAATGTTTCTGAACCCAATTTATTTAATTTACCTAAAATTGATTCGCATGATACGAATACAAATCCTAAAATATTAGATATGAATAATTCAGCATATGTAGATGGTTTTTTTATATTTTTGACAAGTAGTTTGAACCATTCACATAATTTTATACATGGATTGGAATATTATGGTTCTTATTTAGCTATTAAAAATAACTATACATTAAATATTTTTGATGATATCGATTATTTAAATAATTCCGATTTTTTTAATAAAAATAAAAATCTTTTATTTACAGTAGATAATTATGAACATTTGTTTCAACATGAAAACACAAAATTAAAACCTCTTTTAATACAACATACATCTAGTGTAAATTCAAAAATATCTGTTAAATCGTTTAATAGTGATATTTTTGAAGATATTTTTGATGACACTAAAAATACAACAGTAGATTTAAATGATTTAAAAGAGATGTCAATGGAGTTATTTGATGTTACTAATTTAAATTTGATTAATAAAGAAGATAATAAAGTAACATTAAAATCTAATTCTTCGTGTTCATCTAGATCATCTCATACTTGCGAAGAGGATGTTGACGAAGATTGTGATGAGTGTGATGACAATTTAGATTCTGAAAGATCACAAATACAACAAAATAATAGTAAAGATGACAAAGATAATGAAGATGACAAAGATAATGAAGACAACGAAAACCATGAAGACAACGAAAATAATGAAAACAATGAAAACAATGAAGACAACGAAGACAATGAAGACAACGAAGACAACGAAGATGAAGAGGACGACGATGAATCTATCGAAGAAAGAATAAACGCAATCATACCAAAATTCCCAGTTCAAGTAATCGGAATGGAATATTGTGAAAATACATTAGATGATTTAATTTTAAACGAAGAATTAACAACTGATGAATGGTATTCTGCCTTTATGCAAATCATTATGATTCTTATAACATATCAAAAGGCATTCCATTTTACACATAATGACCTTCATACCAATAATGTTATGTACAATGAAACTACTAAAAAATATATTTATTATTGTTACAAGAAAAAATATTACAAGGTTCCAACATATGGAAAAATTTTTAAAATTATTGATTTTGGAAGAAGTATTTATAAATTCAATGGAAATATATTTTGCAGTGACAGTTTTAAAAATGAAGGTGATGCTTCTACTCAATATAATACCGAACCATATTTTAATGAAAATAAGCCAAGGCTTGAACCTAATTACAGTTTTGATTTATGTCGTTTGGCTTGTTCTATTTTTGATTATTTAATCGAAGATATGGATGAAATTAAAGACCTAAGCAAATGTAATGACCCGGTAAAACGTTTAATCGTTGAATGGTGTTTAGATGACAAAGGTATTAATATGTTATATAAAAATAACGGAACGGATAGATATCCTGATTTTAAACTTTATAAAATGATTGCAAGATGTGTACACAACCACACACCACAATCTCAATTAGAACGTCCTGAATTTAATGAATTCTCAAAGTTTAAAGGTGATATTCCAACAGATGTAATAAATATTGATGATATACCAAGCTATATTTAAAATATTTAAAATATTTAAAATACTGATCGTGTTTTATTCATAATACTATTATATTTATATATATTATGAATTCATTTGGTTTTATCATAACAAGACATGTTAATTCAGAAAAAACAAATAAATATTGGAATCATTCTGTTAAATGTTTAAGGATATTATATCCCTTAACAAAAATTGTTATTATAGACGATAATAGTGATTATAATTTTATAAAAAATGATTTTAATTATAAAAATATAGAGATTATACAATCTGAATTTAAAGGTAGAGGTGAACTATTACCTTACTATTATTTTCTTAAAAATAAATTTTTTGATAACGCTGTTATTTTACATGATAGTGTATTTATTCACAAAAGAATTAATTTTGAAAAATTAATAGGAGTAAAAGTGATACCATTATGGTTTTTTTATCCTGATAAAGAAAATATTAATAATACTTTAAGGATAACGAATAATTTAATAAATTCATTATCTATTAAACAAAAATTATCATTAAATGATAATTTATTAGAATTATCACATTCGAAATGGTATGGTTGTTTTGGTGTTCAAAGCTTTATAAATCATGATTTCCTAATTTATATAGAAAACAAATATAAGATAACAAATATGTTAACGGCTGTTAATTGTAGAAAAGATAGATGTTCATTAGAGAGAATTCTTGGCTGCATATTTTTTACAGAAAATCAAAAAATTCTCACTAAAAAATCATTATTTGGAGATATTATGAAATATCATAAATGGGGTTACACATATGAACAATACGAAAAAGATTTTAAAAATAAAAAGGTTCCAAAAATAGTAGTTAAAGTATGGACGGGTCGTTAAAGTATGGAGTGGTTGTTAAAAATTTGGATTATCTGTAAAAGCTGGAGTTATTTTAGAACTGTCGCCGCCATTTTGTACTACTGTTTTTAGTTGTTCTATTATAAAATAACCAACAATAACACTAAAGTATACTAAAAGACCATCTCTAATTAATATTTTTAGTGGTTTGCTTTCTTTTTCAATAAATCTCATTTCAATAAATTTTGCAATAACAAAAATTACAGATATAATTGCGGATATTACAAAAATATTATCCATTTAAAATACTAAAGCAGATTCTTATTATTTTTTTTACGCAATTAATCTAAAATTTCAATATCATCAATTAACAAATCTGGTAACAAATCTATTTTGGGTTCTTCGATATTATGAACATCTAATGAATCCAAACTTATTAATTGGTCACTAATAGTTATTTTCACATTATCATTATCATCATCTTGTGTGTCTAATCTTCTTTGATTTGCTCTCATTTCACTTATTTCTTCAAGACGATTGATATTTTTTGGAGCAACTACAGAGGTAACTATACCATTATCAGAAGAAACATAGTCAATATCATTAAAACTTAATTTAGAACTTTGTCTTAACGAATTGTCTGTCATAGAATTTTCATTAAAAAGATTTTGTTTAATAGGTTCTTCAATAATTTGCTCCTTAATTTCCTCCGTAATGTCTTCTTCAATAGTTTCATCCATATAGGCTTTTAGAATAGTTTCTACAGGTATACTTTCTCTTAATGTATTTAATATTGCTTCTTGGATAATAATTTCTAACTCTCTGTGATTTTTTTGTACTTGTAGTGGAGGAACATTTATTTCAAACAAATACACATTTTTATATATTTTTCTAGCAGCATTAATATAACTTTTATGTATAAAATCGTCTAATTTTGGAATATTTATATCTATTTTTTTTTGTTTTTGACCAACACGCATAGCTGTTAATATTTTCAATTGAATTATATGAACACACGTAACTAAATCGTCTAAATAATTACACCCTGATTTTTCGCAAATTCTTTTTCTCTCTGTTTCGATAATGGTAGGATTCCATTTTGGAACTCTAGATATCAAATTTTGAAATGTCATTAAATATTTATCAATTTCATTATTTTCCTTGCAAAGTTTAAGTGATTCATCTAAAATTGATTTGTATCCATCTATTATGAGAGGAGTCAAAATAGTAACTAATCTTGAAGACCATTCATTTCGAGATTCGTGGAGCGAACTAACATTAAAATCATCCATTTACATAAAACTTATATTTTCTAAAGACAATTCTGAACTTAAAAAAATAAAATTCAAAATAAATAATATTAACAGTTTCTCGTTTCTAAATTCTTTTCTAACACGATTAAAACATAATAAAAGTTCATATCTTTTTTCTAATGTTATAATAGTATCTAAAAACTTATTGTTTTCAAGCAACTTTAAAATATCCAAGCCACTATAACCCTTTTCATATATTTTACTAGACAAAGACATTAGAAATTCTATATTGGTTTTTTTATTAATACTTTTTATTAATTCTTTTTTTAACCATTCTTGCCTATTAATTTTTATATCTTTGTTTTTAAATACTTCGTTTAAATTGTATTTATATAGATTTATAATATTTCCATTTATTATTGGTTCTGGAACATAAATTTCACAAAAACGCGATAAAATAGGTTTCATTAAATTATATTTATCCTCTGCTATAATAAAAAACCTTGTATTATGACTAAACAACTCAATACATCTACGTAATGCTGATTGGGCGTCCATTGTTAATTTATCTGCATTTAAAAGGACAATACTTTTAAATGTATTACCTCCATTTGAATTAATATGTGTTTTTGCAAAAAACTTCAGTTCTTCTCTTATAAATTTAATACCTTTTCCATGTGAACAGTTAACATGCATTACAAATGATTTTATTTTCTCTCTATCATTATCATAAATTTTATGAATAAACTCATTTACAATTGTTCTTTTTCCGCATCCTGTTGGTCCATGAAAAATTATGTTTGGTATCTTATGTATAGAATGAAAGTATTCCAATTTTTCTTTTATATTTTGATGAATATTTAATATCATTTAGACGTTATTATATTTAAATTAGTGTTTTTATATTTAAATATAACGTAATTAATTAAATTGAAATAAACTTATATTTCTTTTTATAACTTTTATAACTTTTTATAACTTTTTTGTTTTTTTGTATCTTTTCTATGTTTGTCTTTTTTAATGGTTTGGTTTTTTTTGTGTATTGCTATTTTTTTTGTTATTTTTGTATTTTTGTGTTTTCTGTGTTTTGCTATTTTTTTTGTTTGTATCTTATATTTACCACCCATTGTCAGCCCCCTTATGAAAGGTTTTACCGCATTATTCCGTGGCAAAAAGATTTGCGGGCTGGTACGTGTTGAATTTATACTACTTGGTAAATTCATTTGTGTATTATTATTTAATTGTCCTTGAACAAATTGGGCAGTTTGAATAGAATATGATGAATTTACAGTTCTTGTAAAAGCATTATTTAACATTTCATAACTAAATTCTTCATTTAATTCCAACTTATTAATTGCCACAGGCTCATTTGTAGAAGGGAATATATATATAGGGTTTTTATCAGTATGATACGACTTTCCTAAAGCTAAGTTGATTGCTTGACCGCCAATAACAGAAACGGTTGTCATACAACCAAAATAATATATTGAATCTACAAAATGATCAATATATTCTTTCATTCCTGCTATATTTCGTCCTCCTATTAATTTACTAAAAACTTCAGGTGTTGTTAACCCTGCAGGCATTGGCGCGCCTTCTAATTGAAACCAAGAAACTACTTTTCCATCTTCATACTTAAATGTCCCTGATAATAGATGTAAATAAGCATCTGTTAATAATTCTGTATTACCAATATGCGGAACACCTGTTTCATTTTTTGCGTGACTAGAAAAACGTGCGTATCCTAACATATCATTTTTTGTATATTCATAAATTTCACCATTGTCCTCTACCACAAAATTAGCGCCTCTTAAAGCTTCTAATAAGTGTTGGGTTGGAATTTTCTCTATTAAAAAATTTGTTACAGATAACGCATATGTACCATATGTTTCAGCGTTTTTTTGCATTAATTCGCGTGATTCTATAAATATATCTTTTATAAATTGTCCAATAGCGTTTGTATCACTTTCATCTATACTTTTCATTTTTTCTCTAAATTCATTTATTATAGTATCTACCTCATTCGAATCTAATAAACCGTTATTTACATATTTTTCTTTTATTAAGTTATTAAATTTACCTAATAAATATTGTAAAAAAGCCTTATTAGACATATTGGCTAGTTGAATAGTTTGTATAAAATGTGGGGAACCTACTGCCAAAGGTGGTACTAACGCACATATAAACAAAGCGAACATATAAATTATATTTGCACGTCTATCTACAAGTGTGCAATTTTTGTAAATATTACCTGATGTTTGGTTATTTATATAACACAAACCTTCAGAGTTTTCTTCACTAATATAATCCCAATAATCACCATCATTATTTTTATCAAGCTTACCTAACTTTATTTCATTCTCAATATTTACATCATTTTCATTTATTTTACACCATTTTCTTTTATCTATTAAACCTTGTTTACCAGGCTTTTCACACAAATAACCTTTTTTTGTCTTATATTTGTAGCATATTGATTTACAATTATTTTCATTTGGCTTAATTTCTTCTTGACCTAGCATATAATATATATTTTTATTTTAATTAAATTAATATATTTTTTTTTAAAATATATTTAGATAATGCTTTATAATACAAGTCATAAGACAAATTAGGTGTCAAATTTTCCTTTTTCATTGTAACAGAACAACCACCGCTTTCTAACAATGATACATCAAAATTAGTTATTTTACGGTCTAAAGCTATATGAATTAGTTGTTCAACAATATTTTCTCTTCCATTTTTAACGTGCAAGTGTAATGAAAATTTACTTGCTGGAATTCCGAAATAATGACAGGTGTCAAAAATATATTCAAAATCTTCAATTTCTAAGCTACCACACGTATCCGATAGACAAATATTGTCTACGTTCATTTTATGTAATTGTAACAATCTATATACTATAAAATCATTATCAATTTTACCCTCAATAGGACATTCATTAATACACGAAACATACAATTTGACATTTGGTTTATAAGTTCTGAATTTATCTTCTTCTAATTGATACAACATATCATATATGTCGTTATCAGATTCTAGTAAGGACATTTTAGTATTTTTTAATTGAAAACTATTAGAAACGGAAGTAATAAATGAAAAATTATTTATATTTGTATTATTTATAATTTTTTTTAGTTTTTCTTTATTAGGTACAACTATATAACTGTTTACCAATTTCTCTGACTGACAATTAAATATGTAATCAAACAATGGTAACGTATCTTTAAATATTGGCAAAACCTTTTCAGATACAATAGAACCAATTTCAATATTGATGGGATTTTGATTTGATATAATTTTATGATACAAATTTTTTTTTTCTGTAAATGTTAATTGATTTTGCTGTTCTATTGTCAACCCTTGTAATCCATCTCTTAATGTAACATCGAATAATTGTGGTTTTAGTTTGTTATAAAAATTATTAAATACTTTATTCGATGAACACCAAGAGGCAAATGTTTTTGCACATGTAGGATAGATATTTTTGTTTAACATCTGAATTATTTAATATAAATAAAAATCTTTATTATGTATTTTATATATTTATTATTTATATCTAATAATAAATATATAATAGTTATTTTTTTAAACAGCCGTACTTAATGAGTGAGTATAAGGGTTTGACTTGAATGCTGTTAAAATTTCTGGATTTATACGGTCACACCCGGCACATTCATTATAATATTGAGGTGCATGTATAGCCCCGTAAGTTTGAGTAGATGGTGGCAATCCAGATAATCTAGAATAGGCTGGATTCATTCTCCCATCTAAACGATCACTATCACTCTTAATATTGCTTAAATGCATTTGTTGATTAAAAATTTGAGTTCCACCTTGGTTAGGTCTATTGGCGATAGTTTGAGATTTAATATCGTTATTATGTTGTCTATAAGCGGCATCATAATTCATATCTCCATATCCTGTAGCAGCACCACCTGCTGCGGTATAATATTGACAACTTGTAGTATCTCTCTGTGTTAAATCAGGAGAAGAATAATTATTTACATATATTCCTTCCTTCTGATTATTAATATTAAATGAAGGAGAATACAATGTGGTTTCTTTCACTGTAGTAGCTGTTGTATCATTTGGATTAATAACATAACTACTAGGGACAGCACTAGTAGCTTCGCCATAAATACGAACATTATTAATAGTTTCGTCTTTACGTGTTGGTCGTAATATATCCATTAATGGAGCGATTACAGCACCTATAGCACCACTAAATCCGCTTCTTAATGTGTCAGGTTGTTTTACTGTAGATCTATGATTTTCATAATTTGTATGACTTTGCAAAAATTTATCTTTGTCAGTGTGAGGACCACGGCCTATAGCATTAGAAGGTCTAATATCCATACATGGCAATTGAGTTCGCCTGGATGGTTCAAAATTTTCAGGAGCAACACCGGCTTTAATATCACTAGCACCAGCAGGACCCGCATAATCTGTCTTAATATCGTTGCGCCTAACAATTCCCATTTCTTGAATTGGTCTTAAGGTTTCACCTTTTTCAGCACCCGTAGTAGTTAACCAACGGTCTTGTGTATTAATAAAAAAAGTATCTGGTCTTTGTTTTTCTACACGTCCGATCATCTGTGTTGTTGCTGCGGTTTTAATAATAGAGTTTGCTGGTCCCTCGTGGTTTATTAATTCATATTCTAATTTAGGGTTTGTTGCAACTCTCATTTGGTCAACTGTATAAGGTAACCATTTGTCACGAGCTTCCATACCTGAATTATAACCACCTGTTCCATTTACCGTGTAACCTTTGTCTAATCCTGGACCAACAAATACGGAATCAAATGGTTTAACATTATTGTTGTTCATACCAGGGTTCACGCGTGATTGATAAAAATCACTATTATTTGGCGCACCATAAGCCCACTGCATATTCGCTTCGGGTTTAAATAAAGGTGCTTGCTCTATTTTTTTTATCGTTTGTGAACCAGAACCAATCATATTATCTAGAACTGATTCGGCTATATTTGAATCATATGTATACCCTCTTGGTTTACCGCCAACAAAGGGTACCATATTATTATGTTTAAATTGGGTTGAATCTAAATAATTACCTGTTAATGAATAAACCTGTTGCGGGTTTTGACCAACCTTCTCATGGTTTCTAACTTTTTTTTCATATAAATTTTGATTAAAATATTTATCAGTAGCAGCATTTGGATTCTGATATTCTTGAACAGTGTCTACCAATTGATTTATATTTGTAACAGGATAATTTTGTGGTGGTATATTTGTATTTGGCAAATAATTACCAAACAGTTCACTTGTTTTAGTAGCTAAATTACTTACAATTCCCATATTTGTAAAATTTTCTGCTGGTCTTCTTTGATTTTCTGATTTACAAGATTGAGATGGTTTTTGATTTGATACAACATACATACCACCTAATGCTATTAAAGGTATTGCTAATTCCATATTTATATATATAGAGTATTATATTTTTATTCATATATAATAATCTAAATTTTTAATATTTTATTTTATGCTTGTTTAGCTGAAGCACAAGAATTCGTTTGTTGGCAAGTAACCGGTCCTGCGACATATCATCCTCTAATCAAATTATAGCTAGATGGTAAGTAATTTTTAGTCTCATTCACTACACAATCCCTCTTTGGTGTAAAATAATCTTTTTCCAAAATTCGGGTGCTTAAATTATTTTGAAAAGGTAAACAAGTATTCTCTTGGGGATTCAAGGGGGGATAATACCAATCTACTTGCTCTACGTCACGATACCACCATGCGGGATTCGTAGCTCTTGATTGTTCTGTATATAAAGCATTACATTTTGGATATTGAATCGCTTCATTAGGAACATTAAATTTTTGGTAGTTATCTTTCCCTAAACAATCTCTACTCGCACGTCTATTCACTCCTAAAAGGTCGCTTTCTAAATTGATTGTATTTGTTCTTAAATTTCCTCCCCATTTTTGTATAATAATTTGAGGATCTTCTATATAACAAGGTTCAGAACCATTTCCAGGAACATTTAAAATCCATCTTCCGGGATCTGTAGATTGTTGTAGTTGTTTTTTTGTTCTACAGTCATCATAATAAAATCTGGTGCAAGCCATTTTATATTTATGTGATATATTTTATTACACAAATTTAAATAAATTACATTTTAATTTAAAAATATTTATATTAAAAAAACATATAATGAATTTACTTTTAAATAAAGATAAGACTCCTACTATTTGTTTAAATATGATTGTTAAAAATGAATCCAAAATTATTACAAGATTATTTGATTCTGTTTTACCAATTATTGATTGTTATTGTATTTGTGATACTGGGTCAACTGACAATACAATTGAAATAATTGATAATTATTTTCAAAACAAAGGAATATCTGGTAAAATAATAAAAAATGAATTTCACAATTTTTCTTATAATAGAAACATTGCATTACAAGAATGCATAGGAATTTCTGATTATGTATTATTATTAGATGCTGATATGATATTAGAAATAATTGATTTTGATAAAAATATTATCTCTAAATATGACACACTTACTTTTTCACAAGGAACGCACAATTTTTTTTACCAAAACACAAGAATTGTTAAAAACAATGGTTTATATAAATACATTGGTGTCACTCATGAATATATAGACTGTCCTAAACAAAATATGAATCTAGATATACCCAAAAGTCAAGTATTTATTATTGATATAGGAGATGGCGGTTGTAAAAGTAACAAATTTGAACGTGATATTAGACTTTTATTAAATGACATTGAAGAAAATAAAGACAATTATAGAAGTTATTTTTACTTAGCAAATAGTTATTATGATTTTGATAATTATTCTGAGGCAATTGTCTATTATCTAAAAAGAATTGAATTTGGCGAATGGATACAAGAAGTCTGGTATAGTTATTACAGATTGGGATTATGCTATAAAAACATTGGGGAAATGGATAAAGCTATCATATCATGGTTGGATGCGTATGAGATTTTCCCTGAAAGAGTAGAAAATTTATATGAGATTATTAAATATTATAGAATAAACTCGAAACGCAAACTTTGTAAGGAATTTTGTATAATATCTCTAAATATAATTCAGCAAGGATTTAATAGAGAGAAATATTTGTTTTTATATAATGATGTTTATACATATAAAATATTTTTTGAATTCACTATTATTGCAGCATATTTTGACATACTAAATATAAATAACGAGGTTATTCAAATTTTAAATAATTGTAGTGATGATACCGTAATAATAAATTATTTGTTTCAAAATATGAAATTTTATAAATATATTTTAAAAAATAAGAATACTATTTTTTTATCAGATAAAACACAAACTCTAATAAATAATAAAATGGTTGATTTGACTTCTTCGTCTGGATGTATAATAAAATCGAATGACCGGTATTTAATGAATGTTAGATATGTAAATTACTATATTGATAAAGAAGGCAAATATTTAAATTGTGATAAACATATTATATCTGGTAACAAATTTGTAGAATTTACTAGCGACTTTAAAATCATTCAACAAAAAATGTTTAAATTGAATTTTATTGAACGTTTATATGTGGGTATTGAAGATATTAAACTTTTTACTGATATTGAAACAAATAAATTATTATTTATAGGAACTGGTTACCATTCAAATAATAAAATCGGAATAGTTGTTGGCGAATACGACATTTTAAATGACGAAATAGTAAGTAGAGAGATAAAACCTAGTTTTAAGGATTCCACATGTGAAAAAAATTGGGTTTTTTTTGATTACAACCATTCTACTCATTTAATATACGAATGGTTTCCACTACATATATGCAAGATAGATAACGAAACAAGTTTATTAAATATTGTAGAAAAACACGAAATGCCCTTGATATTTTCACACTGTAGGGGGTCCACATCTGGATTCAAATTTGATGATTCTGAAATATGGTTTGTAACACATATGGTTTCATATGAAGAACCTCGTCATTATTATCATTTAATAGTTGTTTTTGATGAAAAAATGGTTTTAAAGTCGTATTCGGCTCCTTTTAAATTTGAAGGGGAACCAATTGAATACTGTTTAGGATTGATTGTTGAAAAAGAAACTGTAATTATGAGTTATAGCACATGGGATAGAACAACTAAAATAGCAATATATGAGAAATCTTATATTGATAGTTTATTAGTCTATAAATAAAAGTATTAAATTATGGTGGAGGGTGGCAGTTGGCGAATTAAATTTGTATGGTAAAAGTACTTAAAAGTACTATACTGGGTCTAATTCGCCAACCACTGGTGGAGGGTATAGTTTTGTTGCTGTTAAAATATATGTATTTACAGAATTAAGTCTAATATATAAAACGGTTAATAAACAACCTTGAGTACTAGTCATAGTTATATCCGCCGTATAATTTCTTAAAACATTTGGAGTACCAGTTTTAAGAATTAATTTCATACCGCGCGTAGTTGTATTTAACACTGTAATATTATACTGACCGTTTAAAACAAAATCATTAAAAGAAAAATCTTGAATTGTTATTATAGTTATATCTGAAACATCAACAAATGGATAAGTAAAAGAACCAAATGAACTGCCTAATGTATTGTTAATTATTAATGTTCCGAATCCTAATACATTATCCAATCTAAAAACTGCTGTTTGAGATGTAGTAGATAAAACTACAGTAGGTATACTAAGTGAATTCGCAGTGAGAGTTGAAGTATTATTAGTAGAACTATCATATAATGCAATATTGTTGACACTCAAAATGTTGTTTCCGTTCATATTTAAATTAGTAGTGGAATTTAGATTATTACTACTATCTAACCAAAAACCATAACCAGAAAATGAGTCCATCGGATTTGAACTAGAATCACTAAAAGCTATATATGTTGGGTCTATACCTCCTGTTACATGTAATTTACCACCAATAATAACATCATTACTGTAACCAATGCCGGTATATCCTGGTCCAGTTGAGCTATTTTGACTAACCCAGTAACTTTCACCTGTAGCACCTTGAGAACCAGTATATCCTTGTGCTCCAGTATCCCCTTGGTAACCAGTTGCTCCTTGTGCTCCTGTTTCTCCTTGTGCTCCTGTTTCTCCTTGTGCTCCAGTATCCCCTTGGTAACCAGTTGCTCCTTGTGCTCCTGTTTCTCCTTGTGCTCCTGTTGCTCCTTGGTAACCAGTTGCTCCTTGTGCTCCTGTTGCTCCTTGGTAACCAGTTGCTCCTTGGTAACCAGTTGCTCCTTGGTAACCAGTTGCTCCTTGGTAACCAGTTGCTCCTTGTGCTCCTGTTGAACCTTGTGCTCCTGTTGCTCCTTGGTAACCAGTTGCTCCTTGGTAACCAGTTGCTCCTTGGTAACCAGTTGCTCCTTGGTAACCTGTAATTCCTTGTGCTCCTGTTGAACCTTGAGAACCTGTAATTCCTTGTGCTCCTGTTGAACCTTGAGAACCTGTAATTCCTTGAGAACCTGAATTACCTTGTGCTCCTGTATTACCTTGGTAACCAGTTGCTCCTTGAGAACCTCTTGCTCCTTGAGAACCTGAATTACCTTGTGCTCCAGTA